GAGCCAGTCGGGATCGAACTTCTTGTCGGTGTTCTTGGCACGAGTCTCAGCAGACCATGCGAGCCACGCCAGATCAGTGAGCCGGAAGTCGTGTTCGAACCGTGCGACACTGCGCTGCCATGTTCTCTCGAACTGCACAAAGTCTGCGAAGGTTGCTGTGACATCTCGTTTCTCGCCGTTCGTGTAGATGATCGTCAGCGATAGTTTCATTCTCTGCCCCTTTCAGATGCCGAGTTGTTTAGATCAGGAAGTCGCCTTCGTCAGCGTGCCGCCTTGGAAGGAAAGCGAAGTAGTGGCGAGTTCGCCGACCGTACCGGCGACAGGTGTGTGAGCAGCCAGATAGGTGCTGGCAACAGTGTACGAAGGGTTCTCTGCACCGACTGCGGCAGCGGTCGGCTTGATCACGATCGTGGTGCTCGTGCCGACCAACGGGAACACCGTTGCTTCAACATTCGATGCGGCGAAGTCCTGTTGCAGTTCAATGTCCACCGTGACATTCTGCAAACCTGCCGTGTAGGTGCGCCCGGAATCGCCAAATGCCGTTGTCTCAACGGCTTCTTTCTCGTAGTTCAGCGTCACCGTGTTAGCACGGCTCGACAGATCGACTGAGTTGATAGTGATGCTTGCGTCGGTGAGAACGATCTGCGCCATGTGAGTTAGTCCTGTTCTTTCTTGTCCTGTTTCCTGCTGCTAACGCTAACAGGTTCGATGTGTCCACTGCTCACGAGAGCAGCGACATTCAGACCGCCAAGATCGGCATCGGTGACGGTCTGACCGCTCTTGCCAAGCGTCGTGTTGTCACTGATGATCTTGTATGTCGCCATGTTGCCTGCCTATGCGTGAACTAGCACCGAGAACTGTACCTGTAAGAAGTCGGCTTCTGCAACAGTCAGAGCACCCACGCTCAAACCGCTTTCGAGAATCAGTGTCTGTGCAACGCCGCCAAGAGTCTTGTCGCCTTCGATCGCAGCACGCAGTGATGTCGCACCGCTGTATGACAGATAGCCATCTAGGTTCGAGTGAGCGACCCGATCAAGATACCTGCCGACGATTACGAACACCTGCCAGCGCATGCGCACATTACCGCCGCCCATAGCACCGTGATACTCAACTGATTCAAGCACGGGGAACGCCACCGGTGGGTTCAGTTGCTCTGGCTGATACGAGAAAGTGCGCAGACCGGTCACGGTTGCGAGTCGAGTCTTGATGCCTTCTGCGACCTGTGAGACTGTCGCTGGCATCAGGCAACACCTAGCAACTTGTACGGTTGCAGCAGGTCTCGCACATCGGGGTCCACTGCACGCACTGTGATCGCCATGTCAGCGAACGCCATGACACCGAGCGCAGCATTGTAGCGAGCAAACTGTCTGATGCTGAGCAGCACGCATGCTTCTCGCACATCGTCTGGCACGGCTTCCCAGCCCCATAGGGCAGTCACCTGTACGCCGGCTGCTGACGGTATGTAGAACATCGGGTATGTGTAGCCGCCGATCATCGTCAGAGTTCGTATCGGTCTGCCGAGAATCTGGTAGTCAGTCGGCTCAACGATGTAGTCGGTGTTGAGTGTCAGTGTCGTCTCGTAGGTTCCGTCGCCGTTGTCGTCGAGTTTGACGATTAGACCTGTGGTGCTGCTGATGTCACTCGTTAGTAGCCGGTATGCGTTATTGGCAAACAGGGGGACTGCAAGAGCGTTTGTCTTGTAGAAGAATCTGCCGCAGTAGCCGTCGATGCGTCGTGATGCACCTTCGATCGCTTTCTCGATCAGGGTGTCGTCGATGCTGTCAGAGAGCCTAAGCGCACTCTTCACTTCACTGAGCGTGCAATACCCGTTGGTGATCGCCATGACTCAGCCTTTCTTCCGGCGCAGTGGCTTCTTTCTGACCGCAGTCTCACTCTGCGGTGCAACAGATGCTGTTTCTACTTCTACCGCAACACCGAGCCGTGCAAGCAGTTCATCAACCTGTGCGACACGATCGAGACGACCACGACGCTGATAGCCGATGCGCTCTATGAGCAGAGCCTGCACTGTGCTGCTGTGTTCCGACATGATTCGTTCAACTGTCTGCTGGCAGTGATCTTTCACACTCTCGTGCTACTTGATCACTGCCAGTTCAGATTCAGAAGGTAGGTGCAACCAAACCGGTTCCGTTGATTTGTGCCCATGCATTCGGGTAGCGATTTGCCGTCACCGCCGAATAGCCGTACACGATCATGGTGATGTCGAGTTCGGCAGCCTTTGGCTGTTCGAAGCGCAGCATCATCGGGTCGCCGTTGCCCTGTTCCCACAGGTGCAGTTCTTGCAGGTTGCCGACATAGATCGTGTCCTGATCTGTGCCTGCACCCTTGTTGGTGGCGACATTCGCATCGGTGATCACCGGCAGACCCATGATGGTGTAGCCGCTGTTGCCGTACTGCGGTGCACCGCTGCCAGTGGCAACCGTGTTGAACGCTGGCGCAGGAACTGCGAGCGGTCGGTTGCTGCTGTCCAGCGCAGCCAAGATGAACGCAAGGCGGCGTGGGTGCATGATGATCGCATTCGGACCAGCGAAGAAGGTGGTCTGCACCTTCTGCACAGCGTCAGCCAACTTGGGGTACAACTCAGCGACGGTTGGGCTGGCATCGGTGTAGGTCACAGCCTGTCCAGCCGAAGCAAACAGTTCAGCGACGAGCAGAGCATCGACCTGCGTGTGATACGCAGAAACGAGATCAGCCATGACGAGCGAATCGACATTCGTGCCACGCTCGATCGCCTGACGGCTGACATTCTGCTGACCGGCAACGGTCGTCACCGAGATGTCCAACTTGGTGTCGTCCATGTTCGTCTCTTGCACTGCTGCGCCTTCGCTCTGCGATGCGACGGCTGAGCCAGTCGTCACCTTTGAGATCGAGATGGTCAGACCTGCATCTGGCAGGTTGTGACGGCGAGCACGGTCAGCCACAGGGCGACCGGCACGGGCGAACGGTGCTGCGAGATCGGTCAAGAACTGCGGAACGAGCAAGCCAGCGAAGTTGCTGCTGGTCACATCACGACGCTCGACCGACTCTTCACGCATGTGACGAGCCAAACGCTCTTGCGCAGCGAAGTCGTTGCTGAACTGCGCACGGAACGCATCGGCGACGAACGAGTGCTCGCCATTTGCCGAGTAGGTGCGTGGCTCGCTCTTGACAGTCGTGACGGCGGCTTCGACACCAGATGCCTTGCGGCTCTCGGCGGCGACAGCGGCACGCTCTTCCAGTTCCTTGTGACGACGAATCTGCTCATCGAGATCACGCACGGCTTCGAGAGTCTGTGCGATGTCGGCATCTTCTTCGGTCGTGAGTTCACGCTTCTCATCGGCGGCTACTGCCACCAGTGCGTCAGCCTTCGCCAACGCTGCGTCACGCTTCTCAATAAGGGTTTGCGAGTAGGTCATGTCAGTCTCTTTCGTTGAGTCGTTGTGATACTCAGTGAGACTTCGACAGTGATCGCTCGGCTGTGTCTCGGCTGCGTTATTGCTTGCGTCGAGCCAGAGCGATCTGCGCCTTGCGAACGCCTACCGCTGTGCTCTTGGCAGTCAGTGTAGGTTCAGTTTCTTCGGTCTGCAACAGCCTTCCCCTGATCTCTGCGACGGTCTGCTCATACGCAGGGAAAGTGACGACGCTGACATCATAAAGTTGCACTTCTCGTAGTTCTCGCACGCTGCGATCGTCTGACCATGAGTCTTTGATAGTCCTGAATGCGAACGACATCTGGCTGAGATCGCCACGCTTCATCGCTGAGATGATGCGAGCAGCATCGGGGTTCATCGGGTCCAGATCGGCTTCTACTGCTAGACCACGCTCATCCTCTGAGAGTCTGAGTGTGCCGGACTTGGTGCGAGCCAGTGGCACACCTTCATGGTCGATCAGTAGGCGCACATCTGCGCCGTCTTTGATCGTCTTGGTGAATGCACCACGCTTGACATACTCGACGAACGGCATCGGTTCGCTAGGTGAGTCGAACACTGCTGCATAGCCAAAGAGTGTTGAGCCGTTGTCAGCCTGACGCAGATCGAGTGTGGTGTATGCGATGCGCTTCTCATCTGCGCCGACCACACACCAGCGGTTCTCGATCATCACATCGCTCATAGATGCCGACATCATAACTGATGCAGGTGCGGCGATGCGACGGGCTTCGGCTTCTGCATCGAGTCGTGCCACGATGCGCTCTGCATACTGCTGCGCTCGAAGCGCACTCTCTTTCGTTGAGCCGCCACCCCACAGCAGCATCGCCACCAGACCTGCCGTGATCTCATCGCCTTCGACGGCATC